GCTTGCTCTGTCACTTCCATTACTTCAGGGTCAATATTTCTCATTGAAGTGGTGAGGGGAGCCGAAGCCCCCCTCACTCCTTTTTAGGTGATTACCTTCGCTAGCATGCCAGCGCCAACCGGATGCAGAAGCTCAAGAGTCATTTCACCAATGAGCATCTTTTCCGTGCTGTCGCCTCGGATAGCAAGTGGAACCGCCTTGATTGGACGTAGGAAAGCGATACCAAGCTTGTCCTTCTGAAGAACCCACGCGCTACCGTATCCAGCGTTCACGTTGCTGGTTGCGGCAATACTGCGGTTAGGAATCACAGAAAGAGTGCAAAGCTCGCCCTCATAAACATCCACGCCGCGAATGACCTTACGCTCTGATGCTTGCAGGAAGCGGGTATTGATTGTAGAGTTACCCGAAGTTGCAATCAGATCGTTCGCAAGGTCACGCTTGCTGCCCTGATTGAGCACAAGCGTTTCAGGTGACAGACCATTTGCGAACATGATTTCGCAAAGGTCGTCAACCTTAGTGGCGAAGGCCAGTGTTGTACCGGCCATGTCTACAATCGGAACCACCCATGCTCCGGTTGCAATCGGTGTTCCGGCCGCTCCGGTTGCAGCGATAAGTCGATGCAGCGGGGCGAATTTGCGGGCAGTAGCAGAGGCACCAAATGTGGGCTCTCCACCATAGCCGGGAACCGCGGTTAGGGAACTACCAGTCGGTGTAGCAGAAAACCCAGGATAGCTGGTAAACTGCCCACTGTTGTCGAGAACATATGTAGTGGCAGACGCCGTTACAGCCGTACCCAAGTCGAAGATACGCTGTTCAACAGCCTTCGCCATCGCATGTGTTCCGTTGAGAATTTGATACGCGAGTTTGTCGCCGATGCCTGCTGTATCGACTTCAGCTTCCGTGCCCGTAACACTCGCATCCCATCTGAAAATCTGTGTAAAGTTCTTCATACGGTAAGGACGAGTGATAGGGCCAGTTGAAGCAGAGTCATACGAAGCGCCGTCTACAACACCTGAACGACCAACTGTGGGTAGTACATCCACTGGCCACTCATGGGTAGTGCTCTTAGCCCGACGCTTTGGCAGCATAGCAAAGACGATGTTATCCCACGGATCAATGTTGGTAATCAGGTCGAGAAGGTCTTCCTTCGTCAACCCGATATTAGGCCCATAGCCATAACCGGCCGAATAAACGGACACGGTAAAAGCCGGGTCTGGTCCTGTCCATGCCATTAGGGATTACTCCGTCGTCGGTTTGCCGACAATGTGTGCCAATCTGGGCCGCAAAAAGTCCATCACGTTACCTGATCGGTTGAAGTTTTCCCATCCGGCAGCAACATCATTCGCAGCATCTACGGGGACGGGATTTCCCCCACGATTGCCCGGCAGTGCCGCGTCCAGTCTGGCGCGTGTCTGACCACTTAGGTCAGTCGCTTCCGGCGCAGAACGCGAATACTGCGCGTATGCGAAGTACATTGCTTCAGATGGAGAAGTCTTAACCTTCTCGTCGTAACGGGCCTTTACGCCCGGATTGGCGCGCAAGAACTGTTGCACATCGTTAACATTGATGTCGGGAAACTCGTCCGCAAGCGTTTGCTGCGCACGAGCGCCCTGCGTGAACGGAGCCATGAACTTCTCGACTTCCTTTGGTACGGTAGACGCACCACGTTCGTCGATTAGCTCATAGAGGGCTTCCACAGGAATTCCCTGCGCCTCTAAAAGCTGTTGTGCTCTGGACCGTTGAGTTGTTCGCTCAACGGGACTCATCCGGTCTGCTACTGAAGTCAGCATGGTTTCAAGCTGTGCGATACGATCCTGTGATTGCTGCAACTGGTTCGTGCGCTCAGTAAGAACAGTCTGCTGATTCTGGTAGCCTGTCTCTAGTTCTTGCTCTGATTTGAATTTTCCAGCCCATGTCTTAGCGGTAGGCGCTGCAACGGGCTGCTTGTCGCCGGGGGCTCCGGCCGTTGTTGTCGCATACGGGTTGGCCGCTTCGACAACTTTTGTTGGGTCCATGAGTATTGCTCCTTAGAGTAGGTCTAAGTTAAATTGCCGGTGGAATCGCGGAATCTTCAATCTCCGCCTTCATCCCCGTGCGGGTTTCCTCAAGCTCTTCTTGAAGTCTTGGGAGTAGGTCCATAAAGTGCTTCAAGAATTGTTTGAGTACGTTGACTCGGCCGCGCAGGAAGTCATTTCTGCCCTTCTTGTCGCCGACATCAGACAACAGTTCGTTCATATCGACCGCTTGCCACCGTAGCACTTGCGGTACGATTTCCTTCTGCCAGCCATCGTGGCCAAGCAGTGATTGCATCGTTGCGATGCGTTCTTCCAGTGTGTTATCCAAGTTGCGCCTCCTCTCCACCCTGCATGTATTGCATCAGTTCCGGCGACATCTGCCCGCCTTCCATCGACGCGGCCATGTCGTTTACTGCCTTGTTGGGATCGACCCCAGCTTGCGCGGCCTGTTCATTGACCTGTGGGACTTGTTGAACGAAGAATTCGTTCACATTCGGGATGTCGAAAATCTTGAACAGGTATGAAAACATCGCGTGCCAGTTGATTGTTTGAACCGCGACCGGATTTGCTTGCACGGCTTGAAGCATCGTGATTGCATTCTGCTGCTGGACCTGCTTGCCGAGCATCTGCGTCGCGCCGACCGCTTTTGCCTTGTAGTCCATCGCAATGTCGAAGTGGTCAATAACAGTCGGCTCTTGTGGCAACGGCTGTCCAGTGAGCGGATTGAGCACAGCTTCAGAGCCAAGAATAGCGGTCTGATGTGGAACCTTCAAGAACTGACGGTTAAGCGCCCGCATGGCCATTGTCATCTTCTCAACAAAGCCCTTCTCAGCGATGTTGACTTCGAGCATTTGTCGTGTCAGAGAGCGCTGCGACCGGGTAGCAACACTCGTAGCCGTCTCCCGATTCGGGCCTTCGCCTCCAAGACCGACATCCTGAATACCGCCGGTCGCAATCTGCATCATCTCCCATAACTGCTGCTGCTCATTGTCAGCAAGCGGGATGCCACGAAGATCGGGAGCAAATGGTCGGATGTTGCTCTCATCCACTGGCCCCGCAACCTTAATCACACTACCACTTTTTGTCGGGATGGATTTGTAATCCACACCACCAAGCTCATTGACAAGCCACATCGGCTGGATCGAATTGTCAACCGCGTCTGCTTTCTGTGACGCATATCGGTTGATGAGATACTGCATCTTCTCAGCGATTTCGGCCTTGCCGATGCCGTGGAATTGTCTGCTATCCGGCAGCGGGCTGTATGAGAAGAACATCTGATCGAGACGGCCATGATGGAATGGGAACGGCTTCTTCTTGATAATCACACGATCATTGGCGACAGTGATGATGCACTTCTTGACGCCATCGACTTCAAAGCCGTCCGGCAAGTCGCCGACCATATCCACACATGTAATGCGCTTGTCAAACTTATTGCCGCGATGCATTTCAGACGAGAACATATCACGGTAGAAGTTGCGGCTGGTCGTGAACGTTGTGTCCACTTCGCCCTGTGACGTATTCTCAAGCTGCTTCGCTGAGCCCGATTCGTATACGCCTGATGACTCGCCCGCCCGGACATCATCAAGGTCCATCGGATAACGGTGGAAGACATACTTGCAGTCTGCGATGGATAGCTTTCCGTCTTGGGGCCAGAAGTCCTCAAACGGCACAACGTCCCAATTCGGGCCGTCGAACGTTGTTACGAAGCCCTTTAGAAGCTGCTCGCCCCCGAGTCCGTCGGGGACACGAATCTTTGCGTCGTAGCCTTTGTATTCCCATCCAAGGCGTCCGATGGCGGTTCCGTAGATGTCGGCTTCGAGGAAGAAGCGAACGGCTTTGAGATAGGTGTCGATCTCGTCAAGCTGCGCGGATATGAGGGTTGAATTCTTTTTGGCGATGGCAACGTCGTCGTGGCTTGTGGCTTGGAATTCTACGTATGGCCACGTCCCGAACATCATCTGGACCTTTTGCGCTACGTCCGCCTCGATGATAGCGAGAGTGTAGTGAACTTGGACGAAGTTTCGTAGATTGGCGAAACGCCGGTCGTCAAAGCTCTGCCGATAGATGTTGTAGAGCTTGAGGAACTTATTGAATTGGGGCGTGTAGAACGCTAGAGCTTTGTCCTTCCGCTCTCTGTAGAGAGTCAGAAGTCTGCGGTTCTGCGACTCTGCATCCTGTGTCGCTCGCAGTTGGCTCATTCGTCCCTTGCGGGCTGTTGCCATTCATGTACTCCGATGGAAGTTCGTAGCCGTGGATTGCTGCTGCTTCCTCGTAAGGGAGATCGTAACCAGACTTAATCAGCACGTCATGTTCGGGGAAGTCTCTATATCGTTTATGGTCGTAACCGCCATATGCGATTACGAGGACGGATTGGATACAGCTTATGCGTACTGGCTTGTCGAGCTTTTCCCAAATCTTACAGAAGTAAAGCCAATCAGAAGTGCGGATATTGGGCCACGGAACAGACTGTGCTATTTCCCTCTTTACTGCTGCACCGACACCGGGAATATAGTAACCGATCGACTTATCGTTGACATAGTTTTTTAGTGTGGCCGATAAGTGAATAAATGGTGCGGGGTCAAGCATCTGAACAATGTCCCATGCGATTATCTGTGAGTCGGGCTCTACTCTATGCACGAAGTCAATCATGTGCATGGCGTGGGGCATAACGCTTGTCCCTGTGTCAATGAAACAAACCCAATCCCCAACCGCTGCCTTTAGTGCAAGGGCTCTACCGATGTTTCCTGTGCCGGAATGCTGTGACGTGTATAGATATTTGAATTCGCAGGGCTGATTGGCTTTCTGGGCCTTTTCATTTGCTGTATTGACGACATGCCGTGCCCATTTGGCAGGACCGTCTGCGACAACCAATACTTCACGGTCAACCTTGTTGCCCTTCTGGTAGATGATATTCGAGCATGTGCGGGCAGTTGCAGTGACATCATCACTAACAGGCATGATGATGGAAAGTTTCATATCAGTTCTTTCGACGGATACTTCTTGATCGTAATGCGTTTTAGTTGCGGCGACACGATCCAGCCGTGTTCAACGATGTGGTTGTGAAGCAGTCGGGTCAGCCAGACATCATTGATGTTATAGTCAAACAGTTCTGCCCATCGTCCATCTTGGGCCAGTCTCGGCGCGCCGATCCCATCGCCGCTCTTTTCCTTGTTGATGGTGCGGGAGCAGACTTCGCCGAGACGATAACCAAGCGCGTATTTGTCACCGATGGCTGCAATGACGTGCTGGCGGATGTCCAACTGCTCGCTGTGGAGATGGAGCTTTGTGAAGCCCTCGATGGCCGGTTTGTCGAATTCTACGGAATTCCATCCCACGTTGAGATCGGCGTTGTTAAGGTGCTCAACACACCCTCGCATTGTGTGTCGATCATAGACGTGCGGCCTTCCACTAAGGTTGTCCCATAAGCATACGGCAGAGATACCAGCCATGCCAGCACGGGCTTCATCCCACGTAACTTCGCCGAGCTTGCGGTTAGGATTCTTGTCAGCATGCTTTGAGATTTCAATGTCATAGGTGACAATGTGCAATGGCCCCCATCCTTTCTAGTCAGCTTCGGCGATGCCGCCTTCGATTTCAAGGCTCAATGGGCCAGTGTGAGAGAGATCGTCCAGATATTCTGGGATGGGAACACCATACTCGTCATAGCGTTCACAATTTACTCCACGATTGACGTTGCCTTTGTACTTTTCTTTCATGTGAACCTCAAGGCGGGGTGCTACCCGCGTTTAAAGGCGGCTTAACTAGGGGAGGCTCCTAGCGAGCACCCCGCGTTAGATGAGTGGCATTGCTGTCGGGTCATCCTCGATAACATACGCGTCATAGAGTTGGGTGATGGATGGGCCGCGTGATCCCTGTAGCTCTTCGTCATATGGATTCATTGGTGCTTCCATTACTTGTGATGGCCCGATTCGGAAGAGCGGTCGGTAGACCTTTGGATGGAAGGCATCTGCGGCACAGTCGGCCCAATCGTCGTGGCCGCCACCAGCAAGAATGGACTGAATGGTTGTTACTTGTTTGGTGAGCTTTTGAATGCCGGGAGCATTACGACGTAGTTTGACGAAGCCGTTGGCCCAAAAACTAAAGGGGGCCAGCATGCGGTCTGCTTTCTTTGTGCCCCCGCGTGAAAGCATCTCGTACCGAAATCCGACTGGAACTTTGCGTTCTCTACATTCGTTGACGATTGCGTGGTTGATTGAACCGCGTTGGCCGCCAGTTTCAAGGTCGGCTGTCACGACGAAGATTTTACGTTTCTTTGTGTAGTACGATTCCATGAGTTCGCCGACCTTCTTGTAGAAGTCTTCGGCGCGCCATACGTTGCTGCTATATCCTTCGATGTACCAGATGATCCCCGTGCCGAGTTGATGGCCCCAGACTTGGATTACACTTTCGTCGCCTCTATTTTGCTTGCCGGGAGTCTTGAACGCGGTGTCAAGGTGCATCGAATAGTGAAGGATGTTATATGGGACGTTGTTCTCGTCTACCATGCATTCTTCGACTTGGTGCATCTGAAGGGGGTTGAATTGGCTCAAGGTCGGATCGTTTAGAAGTTGGGCTGCATATTTCTGTGGGTCAGTGCGTTCCGCTTCGAGCAGACGCCATTCGGGCCATTGTTCGGGGAAGGTCGGGCGGCCCTTTACGAAGTCCTTGGTGTCTTCGAGGTCGCGGGCCGACATGTAATAGACTTCCCACTTTCCATCTTTCTTGGGGGCCACGGTCGGATGTGCCATCCCCGTGAGCGACTTCATGCCATTGAGTTCGAATTGCTTTCCGAAGTGGTCGTTGTCGCCATAGCGCGTGCCTACCCAGACCAAGAGCGCGTCTGCACGCTGGACGGGAAGTAGAGTGGCCACATGGGCGTTGACTTTATCGAGCCACTGAGCATCGCTGGCAATAGCATCGTACGAGGTAGGGTCGTCGAAGAAAAGAGCATCGGGATGGGCTCCAAGCAAACCAGTTGCAACGCCCCATGTATTGATGCTGTAATCATGTCTGGCTGTGGCTCGGCGGGCCGCATGGACGATGAACTCGTCGCGCCATTTTCTTGTCTTGTCGAGCCAGTTGCCGTAGAGCCATGTGAACCACGCATTTTCGTCCTTTCCCGCCATGATGGTTTTGATCGTGGCGAGCATCTTCTGCGCGAGCATTGATGTTTCGGCACCAAGAGCGGTTGCGATGTTGGGGTCGCGGACGTGGAGCCAAAGATGACCAGCCTGTGTGATGATCGAAGTCTTTGCGAATTCTCTTGGAATCAAGACCATCAAACATGTTTGACGTGGCTCGCCGGGGCGATCCCTGTCCAGAAGCCACTTTTCTACGTGTCCCTGATACCAGTCACAAAGGGGTTTCTGGATGTATGCATGAAACCAGCGGTGGGCCTTGGGAAAGTGCTCCATGCCAACGGCAACGACGCAGAACCACCAGAAGTTCTTCTGGCAAATGTC